TCCCGAAACCGCATAGCGACGCCCGCGACCGCGCAAAAGCGCTCATGGGCATTCGGGCGCCGTCGCCGCTCGGCCCCGGGCGTATCGGTACGACCCGCAACGTGAGCGACCTCTTCCGGCGCTTGCCGAGGTTGCCGAGGTAGCGATGGCAAGGTGGACTCGTGGCACGGACGTTCGAAGGCGAGCGGGCCGCCATTCGCTCGCGCTTGGCATGCCGAGCCGGCTAGCGAATGGCCAGCCTAATCCGGCCTATCAAGCTGCCTACTACGCACAGCACCGTGAGCGAATCCGCGTCACGCAACGGGAGTGGCGACAACGCACGGGGCGTCTACATGGCCCGGTTAACCTGCACTATCGCCGTATGGTCATTGCATTGCTTCAAGAGCGCGATGGGGCGTTGTGCTGGATATGCCAGGAGCCGCTTAGCGAAAAAGTCAGTATCGACCATGTCATTCAACGGTGCCAGGGCGGCGACGATAGCGCGCAAAATCTCCGGCTCGCCCATTTGGCGTGTAACCGACACAAGGAGCGGCGGCCATGGCCACGGCATGGATAAAGGGAGCAATCAAACGGCCAGGCGCTTTCAAGGCGAAGGCGAAAGCGGCGGGCAAGTCGACGGGCGCGTACGCGACGCAGGTTCTTAAAGAGGGCTCGACCGCCTCGACGCGCACCAAGCGGCAAGCCGCGCTCGCGAAAACGCTTACGAAGATTCGCAGCGGCAAGGCAAAGTTTCTCTTGCCGCTCGTGCTCGTCGCCGGCGTGGCGCATGCGGCAACCAAGGCATGCCCGAGCGGCGCCTTTTCGGCCGCGGCGTTGACGGCAACGGGGCCGACGACCGACGTCGTGCTTGCGCGGGCCGCCCCGGCGCTCGTTGTGCAGACCATACGGACCGCGGGCACGGCGACGGTCGCCCTAGAGATTTCCTGCGATTCGACGAATTGGGCGGCGGTATCGGGCGGTACCATGACGGTCGACGGCACGACGACTTCGCAAGCTGTGTCGGTCAATAATCCAGCATGTACCTACCGGGCGAATGTCACGGCATGCTCAAGCTGTAACGTGACCGTACTCTATGCGTGCGCGGGCGCATGAGGTCGCCGCGGCGGCGTTGCTGGCCCTCGCGCTAGAGCTAGGCGCCCTCGGGCAGACCCGGAAAGACTGCGGCCCTGCCATCGCCGGATGCGGCCCGGCGGCGGTCGGGAGTGGCGCCACGACGACGACGCTTCCGCCGCTTATGGTTCCGGGCGCGGGGGTCGCCGATGCCAACTGTCCCGGCCCGTCGTTCCCAACACAGACGGGGACGACGCCCCGCCCTAACCGGATTGAGACAACCTTGACGTGCCCGACGCCCGCTCGGACGACGAGTGTCCTATCTATCTCATTTTGGGCGGCGGATAGCACCGGCGCGGGCGTGAAGGGGAAGTGCTCGATTTACACCTTTCCCGGCGGCTACGTGGCCGGGACGACCGCGATTCCGAAGGTCGCCGCCGGGTGCGACACTGTTGAATGGATCGCTCCTTCCACGGTCACGAATGCGTGGGTCACGCTCGCCACGACGGGAAGTTGTCCACTCGCCGCGAGTACGCGCTACTTTATCGGGTGCAATAGCGATAGCGTGAGCGGCACGTATAACTTTGCCTATGACGGGGGCACCTGCACGGTCGGCGGGGTCGGGTGCCGCCAATCAGTAAACCAACCCTATGCGCCGACGCCGCTCCCAACGCCGTTCGTGGCTGATAACTTCCAAGGACAGACATGGATGGTCTACATGACGGTGCAGTAAAGGGGGGTACTTATGAGCCCGGCTCATATTTTCGATATCGTGGCGCTTGTGTGTTTTGCCATTTCGGCCGTTCCCTGGCCCCCGCAACCCCCGGTCAATTTGACGGGCTTGGGGTTGGTCTTTTTCACCCTCGGGCATTTGTTCGCCTAGAGGGCGCGCTTGACTCGCACGGTAGACGCGCTAAGACGCACCGCCCCGGATGGCACGTAAGCCGATAGTGCCGCCGGGTGCCAAGCGCGGCGGCCGAGGAAACCCCCCGCTACCGCCCGGTAAGCGTGGCGGCAAGAATGGAGCTCGCGCCGCCAAGGGCGCGCCGTTGGTATCGCCGCCGCCGCGTAAGCGAACGACCGCGGGCATGCCGCTTCCCGTGGCTAACCCAACGCCGGTCATGCGGACCCCGGCAATCGCCGTGCATATCATGCCGCCCGGCGAGGAGCGCGCCGAAGCGCCGCCCGGGCGCCTCGGCCCCGCCATGTCGGCGGCCGCCGGCTCGAATCCCAAGCGCCGCGCGCTCGCGCAAGCGATGCGTGGCGGTCGGGTGCCGATGTAATGCCGAGCTCGGTTAACGGCGTCGTTCCTATCGACGAGCGCGAGCTCGCCGACCTGACCGCGGCGCTCCGCGCGACGTCCTACCACGAGCACCTAGAGCGCTACGTGCGCGACCGTATCGCGTATCTCTTGGACGTCGAAACGAACGACCCGCATACGGTCATGAAACGCCGCGGGCAAGTCGAGGAGCTTTCGCACATACTCCGGCCCGCCTTCGCCGCGACGTTAGCGCTCCTCGGGCTCCGAGCTCGTGCCGAGCGCGACGCCGCCGCCACCGCCGCGGCCGAGCCCGAGCCGCCGCGTGATTGGTGGATAGACCCGCCCGACGTGGCGAGCGAGCGCCCGGTGCCATGATGCCCGACGAAACCGCCGCACCCGTACCCGCGCAACCCCAACCGACGACCCCGGTAGATTCCGGGGCCGCGCCGGTAATAGAGCCGACCCCGCCCCAACCACCGCCGGCCGGCCCCGACATTGCCGAGCTCGACAAGCTCCGCCAAGAAAACGCCCGCCTTAGTGCCGAGCGTGCGGCCGCGGATACGGTCTTACGGCTCCTCGGGAGCCAACAGCAGCAAATCCCCGAGCAGCCCGTTGCACTCGTACGCCTCGCCCCCGAGCGCGCCCGCCGGGTCGCACAATCGCTCGGGGGCGGTTGGACAGAGCAAAACGTGCAAGAGCACGTTCCGATTTTCGCCGCCTTCCTGCAAGAGCTCGCGACGCCGATTCTTACCGGGCTCGAAGGAATGGCCGATGTCGTCGACCTCGTGCAAGCCCGCCAAGAGGTCAAAGACTACGAGACATTTTCCGAGGAGGTCGACCGCTTGCGTGGCGAGTATCGGCAACGCGGGCAAACGATCACCCGGAAGCAAGCCGTTGCCGCCGTACGGTCGCGGCGCATGGAAACCCCCGAATACATGGACAAGCTACTAGCGGCGCGTGAGCAAGAGCGCGCCGCGGAACAGCAACGCCGGGCCGCCGGTGCCGCCGCCGTCATGACCGAGGGCGGAGCCACCGTGCAAAAGGCGGGGCCGGAGCCAACCAAACAGCCGCGGGCGCCTCAATCCAAAGAGGAGTTTGCGCGCCTTTCGCTCGAAGATAAGCGGAAGGTCATGGACGGAATGACCATCTAAGAGGAGGAGGGCCGCGCCATGGCGGGCAGTACGTACAGTTATTCGGACCCCGGGCTATCAACGTCGACAACGCTCGTTAACGACCTCGCGCCGCTTTGGCTACAGGATGAGCTCCTAGCCATCGCGGAAAAGTTGACGGTCTTTCAGGACATGGGCGAGACGCCGACCATGCCCGAGGGCGAGGGCAAGACGTACTCGGCGCAGCGCTACGAGCGGCTACCGTTGCCGGGCGCGCCGTTGACCGAGGGGATAACCCCGGATTCAACGCCGCTCGTCGTTAACAAGGTTACCGCCGTGCTCGAACAGTGGGGCATGGTCTGTAGCCTGACCGACGTTGCCATGATGACGACGAAGCACCCGGCGTTACAGGCTGCAAAAGACCGCTTGGGCAACGCCTCGGCCGAGCTCCAAGACCGCGAAATACAGAAAGTGCTCATGGGCGGCGGCACGGTCGTTTTTCCGGGCGGCAAGACGTCGCGAGCTACGTTGGCGGCGGCCGACGTACCTACCACCGATTTCGTTTCGGGAATCGTCGCCACGCTTCGCCAACTCGGCGCGCCGACGTTTTCGGGGTCAATGTACGGCGGCGTGATCGACCCGTTTTCCGAGCAAGACTTGGCGAAAGATTCGACCTTCGTTTCCTCGCACCAATACGCGGAAACGACGGCGCTCTTTAACGCCGAGATAGGGCGGTGGCGCGGCGTGCGGTGGAAGCGCTCCAACCTCCTCCCGATTCTGTCGGCGCTTGCGACCGGCGCCGGCGGCGTCGCGGGCGCGGCGCTAACAACCCTCCCGACCGGCGACACCGGGTTTACGGCGGGCTCTACCGTCAAGGTCACAGCGACACTCGCCGATCCGACGAGCGGGCTCGATAGCCGGCAAATCACCACGGCGAACGTCACGAACGCCTCGGCGTTCGACGTGCAGTTTACGATTTCCGCGACCGCACCCGAGGGCCGGTATAACCTCTACGTGTCGACCGAGGGCGGCACCGTGCCGCTCTACCAGGGAATCGTTTCCAAGCCCGTCGGCGCGCAGCTACAGGTAAACGTCGCCAAGGTGTCGGGCGGCGTGTCAATCGGATTCAATTCCGGCGGCGCTCCGGCCGGTGCCGACCCGCCGGCAACGGGCACCGTGCACACCGGTTACATTTTCGGAAAGGGCGCGTTTGCGGTGCCCGCGCTCGGCTCGCGTACGCAGGCGACGTTGACGCCGGCGACCGCGACCGATTCCGACCCGCTACAGCAGAGGCGCAAGGCCGGATTCAAATTCATGACCAAGACGTGCATTCTCAATACCGATTTCTTCCGGCGCTTCGAAGCCATGTCGAATTTTAACTAATGGCGCGACCTCGGAAGTATCCGCCCGCTCCTCCGGCCGACGACCTCGACAACGACGACCGACCGGAGGAGCACGAGCCCGTGTTAGAGGAGCTCGACGACGGTCAGCTAGTCACGCTCGCGCTCGACCGCCCGCTAATGAAACTCACGCCCGCAATGGTGCGGGCGCTTAACCTCGCGTGGCGTGAATACGTGCTCGCCGACGACGACGAAGCAAAGATGCTTTGCCGTCGGATTAAGTCGCGCCTCGGGCGCGCCTCGCATGGCGAACTTCACCCCGGGTGCGTCATGGTCAAGTTGAACGTGCCCGTCTTGAAACGCCAAGATGGACGCGGTGGCTTCTGGTACGTCAAAATAAACGAACGGGTCTACGCCGGCGACGTCGAGGTAACGGAATGCACGGCGCGGCAAATAGTCGAGCTCGTGCACCGCTACCAGCAAGTAGAAGCCAACCGCATGACCGAGGGGCAAGAGCACCTAATTGACCTTGACGGCGGGCTCGCCGAGCGCGCTCGGGCGATTCAACGGGCGTAACCATGGCGGGCCGCACGCCGAAATTTTCGGGTCAGCTAGTCAAGGTGACCGGCGAGGGCGAGCACGTAACCCTCGCGTTTACCGCGGGCACCGTCGAGGAGCTCCGGGCCGCCGTCGGCGTCGTCGGCGCCGTCGCTCTCGAACGCATGAACGCTAACAACGCCGCTGTACTCGACGCCGCCTCGACGTTCGAGGAGCGGCAAGTAGCGGTTTTTAGTAACGCCGTCGCCGCGCTACGCCGTGAATTGGGCTTGACGGCTCCGCCGCTTGGCGACGTCGCAACCGGAAACGGAAATGCCGACGACCCCGGCGGGCCGATACACGCGACAGAGAATCCGTGACCTCGCGCTCAATCGCGCGGGCAACCGCGCGCTCGACGCCGACGCGACGGATTTTCTGAGCCAGCACCTTTTCGAGCTCTACACGCTCGCTGATTGGCCCTTTCTCTACGTGTCGGCGCCGCTTACGATCACGGGCGTAACGGTCGACCTTCCCGACGATTTTGTGTCGGTACAGGATGACCACGGGTTACAGATTGTCGCGTGCGACGGGCACCCGACGCCTAATACATTCGTCGCCGAGCTTTCGCCCGAGGAGCTCGCCGCACGCTCCGGCCCCGGTATGCAAAGCGGGGCGCCGCCGAGCTTCTACGCGATCTCGAGGAGCGCGGCGCAAGCGAGCTTTTCGCCCGACCCCTCGGGTCACAGTCTGTCGGCGGTCCTACGCTACCGCCGGCTACCGCCCGAGCCGTTGCCCGCCGAGGAGCCCGACGACGTGCCCGTCTTTCCCTATCACAATTATTTGGTGCAAGCCGTGTACGTTTTCGCATTGGAGCACGAGCGCGACGCCCGGGCGCAGCAAGAGGCGGCGGTACGCGACACGTTGCTTGCGAGCATTCGCCGCGGGCAAGCACCGCTTAGGTCGCAACGGGCCGATATTCCGCTCGACCCGCTCGTATTTCGTACGCCCTACCGAGGTTGGTAGAGAATGCCGGGCGCCCCCGACAGAGAGCACGCGATACCCGTACGGCGTTTCTCGGGTACGATGCTCGCCCTTGACCCCGCTTTTGTGCCGCTCGGGTTTCTCGCTTCGTGCAACAATTGGATACCCGACCCGACGTACGTGCTCACCAAGCGTCGCGGCTCGATTCAATGGCAACAGTTGTCGGGCACAATCTCCGACGTCAACGCGCTTTGCTTCAACCTCGGCTCCGATGGGCACCGCTACCTCTTCGCCATGGCACGCGGCACCGGCCCGGGCGGCGATAAGCTCTACGTGTCGGTCGACGACGGCACATTTACGGCGGTTTCCAATGGCGCGTTTGCGACGCAAAGCGACCGCTACGCCGTGGTTGCCGTCGGCGATACCGTATACGTCGGCAACGACGCGGACCCGATTAAGTACGTGCACCTTGCCGACGCCGCGGTTGACTTGGTACCGCTCGGGCTCGGCGACGATACCGGGCAAACGGCAAGCACGCTCGACGACCCCAATTCAAACCTCTTGGCGGGCGTCTACTCGTATCGGTGGGCGGTGTACGACAACGCGGGCCAGCGATGGGCAAAAATCGCGGGCGTACGAACGGTCACCACGCCGGCGGCAAGTCGCGTGCGGCTCCAATTTCGGCCGCCGACGGGCGGGCTTTCCGCCGGGCAGAATTGGCACCTATTCGTTGCCGGCGTTGACCAAATGATCGAGGGCGCCCATGACCAAACGCCCGCGGGGGTCGCCGCGGGCTCGTCGGATATTTTCGCCCTCTACGACGACCCGACCGTTGATACGACCGTTGTCCCTATCCCGTCGACCGTACAACGCCACGGCTCGCATTTGTGCGTCCACCGTGGTTGCCTCTACGGCGCCGGCGGCCCCGGGCCGGAGGGGCGGCGCACATGGGCGAGCTCGGTCCTAGTGCCCGGGCTCGAACAAACCGCCCGCGACCAAGGCATCTTTTTTCCGGCGACGGCGTTGACGCGCGACCTCGGCGACACGGTTACCGGGCTCGCCGTGGTGCCGCAATCGTCGGGGTCGTTACAACCGTCGGCGCCGCTCGCCATTTTTACGCCCGTGTCGACGTGGCTATGGCAAGGCGACATGGCAAGCGACGACCCGAGCGCGAGCCTAACGCAAATCTCCGCGGAGATAGGGTGCCCGAGTGACCGGTCGATTGTGGCAACGCCGGTCGGCGTCATCTTCTGCGGTAAGCGTAGCGTCTACTTGCTATCGCCGGCGGCCGCGGAGCCGCGCGACATTGGTTGGCCTATCGAAAGCGCAATCCGAAACATTCCCGACGCGTCACGAGAATTGTCTTGGGCGGTATTTCACCGCGGGTTTTACAAGCTCGCCATCGCACAAGCGGGTCAGGTTACGCCCTCGGCGCAATGGTGGCTCGACCTCCGCCACGGGCTCGGCGACCCGCCGGCGTGGTGGGGGCCGCATACCACGCCGGCGTACACCGCAAGTGTGCGCGTTCAAAATCACCCGGCGGAAGACGACCGCCAATGGGCGGCGCTCGGCGCCGGGCAAATCTTGCTCCTCGACCAAGCCGGGCAATACATCGAAGACGGCTCGCCGCCGGTGCCGATTCATTCGAGGGCCGTAACCGCGTACCTCGACGACAATACGCCGTTAACGCCAAAACTCGCCAAGCGTGCCCGCGTCGTCGGCCGCGTCGAAACCGACACGGCGCTAATCGTTACGGTATCGGGCGACGAAGCGCTAAGCTCTAGCGGCGTG